TACTAATCCACAGCTAAGAACAACCACCATCAAGACATGGCTTGATTGGTTCCCCGAAGCTGAATGGGGAAAGTTCTTATGGTCAGTTCCATATACACACTGGATTAAGCAGGGTGATCTGGAACTCGAAGTAATCTTCCTAGCCCTCGACCGTCCAGAAGATGTTAAAAAATTACTCTCCCTAGAGCTGACTGGTATCTGGATCAACGAGGCTAGGGAGATACCGAAGTCTATCATTGATGCGTGTACTATGCGTGTAGGTCGTTATCCTTCAATGAAAGATGGCGGCTGCACATGGACAGGTGTGATTGCAGACACCAACGCACCAGAGGAAGATCATTGGTGGCCTATCATGTCAGGTGAAGTGCCAATACCAGATCATATTCCAAAAGAAGAGGCCAAGATGCTGGTCAAGCCAGACAACTGGCTGTTCTTTACTCAGCCCTCTGGAATGATTGAAAGCAAAGATCAGGATGGCAATGTGCTTGAGTATTTGCCTAATGACGCAGCTGAAAACAAAAACAACATGCGTTCTGACTACTATCCAAACATTGTGCAAGGTAAAACAAAAAGCTGGATAGATGTTTATGTAATGAACAAGCTAGGCGCAATACAGGATGGCAAGCCTGTATATCCAATGTTTGCGCCAGATGTTCATGTTGCAAAAGAAGAAATACCTACCGCATCAGGTATGCCTGTCTTTATAGGCGTTGACTTTGGACTTACACCAGCTGCTGTGTTTGGACAAAAGGTTCGAGGTAGATGGCTCATACTGCAAGAAGTTGTTGCGTTTGATATGGGGATTGTAAAATTTAGCGAGGTGCTTCGTGTCGAAATAGCATCTCGTTACGCTGACTGTGAGATAAATATAATTGGAGATCCAGCTGGCGACTTCCGCGCACAAACTGATGAATCAACACCTTTTCAGATACTGCGTGGCTGTGGCCTGAAAGCAAGACCAGCACATTCAAATGATGTGTCATTACGCCTTGAAGCTGTCAATGCAACGCTTAACAGAATGGTTGAAGGACAGTCAGGCTTTCTAATTGATCCAAGATGCCGTACACTCATCAAAGGTTTTGAAGGTGGGTATCAGTACAAACGTATGCAGGTATCTGGTGAAAGGTTTGATGATAAACCTGAAAAGAATCACTTTTCACACATACATGATGCATTGCAGTATTTAATGATGGGTGCTGGTGAAGGTAGAAATATCTTGTCAAACATACCAAATATTTCTAAACCGTTTCAAGCAAAGATGGAATTTGACGTATTTACCAGAAAGCCAAAACAAAAGCGTCAAAGCCTTTGGGCAAGAATGTAAGGAGTAAAGTATGTGTACGTCATCTATATTAAAACCTGTTGTAAAACTTGGTCGTGGCTTGCTTGGTATTGAAAAGCCAAAAGCCCCACCAGAATCAGAAGAGGCTAAAGAAGCTCGGCGCATGAAAAAAGAAATGATTGCAGAGCAGGAAGAAAAACAAAAACAAGAACGCAGAAAAAGATTGCAGGATCAGGTTCGCCAAGCAAGACGTGGTGGAACTGGTAAACGCTCACTAATCACAGGACAGGGTGGCGGTATCGGCTACTTTGATGAGACAGTCTAATGGAAAAATCAGCACTCAGAATGTTAGAAAAGTTTCAGAAAGCAAAAACTAACAGAGTGCTTTTTGAATCATTATTTGAAGAATGTTATGAATACGCAATGCCAATGCGTCAGAGTTTCTATTATGAATCTCCGGGGCAGCGTAGAGATGATAAAATCTTTGATGAAACGGCTGTCGTTGGTGTGCAGGAGTTTGCCTCACGTTTGCAATCTGGCCTTGTTCCTAACTTTGCACGTTGGGCTGACTTGCTTGCTGGCAGTGAAGTGCCAGATCAAAATCAAGATGACATTAATAATAGCTTAGATCAGGTGACAGATTATGTCTTTGAGATTATACAAAACTCTAACTTTGGGCAGGAAGTACACGAATCGTTTATGGATTTGGCTGTTGGCACAGGCATCTTGCTTGTGGAAGAAGGTGATGCAGTTAATCCAATTCGTTTCAATGCGATTCCATTACCGAGTGTATATCTTGATACAGGCCCGGATGATAAAATTGATCATGTATATAGACAGCGTTCTCTCAAGTATGAAGAGATCCCTATCGCTTATCCAAAGGCAGAAATTGGAGAAAAAACGCAAAGGTCAATAGCATCTAATCCAGATGCAAAGGTTGAGGTTGTAGAAATTGTATGCCGCAACTATTCAAAGCCAAACCAAGATTTGTTTGATTTCTTTGTAATTAATATACCTGATAAAGAGATGATTCAGCAGGATCAGTTCTCAGGCACAGGTTCTAACCCATTTGTATGTTTTCGCTGGTCTAAAGCGAGTGGTGAAATTTATGGACGCGGCCCCCTAATCAATGCATTGTCTGCGATTAAGACAACAAATCTAACGATTGAGCTAGTTCTTGAAAATGCTCAAATGGCTATCTCAGGCATCTATCAGATGGATGATGATGGGATTATTAATACAGATACTATTAACCTTGTTCCCGGCACAATAATTCCAAAAGCTATGGGTTCTCAAGGTTTGCAGCCGATACGTAATGCTGGAAACTTTGATGTAGCCAATCTTGTGCTTGGCGATATGCGTAACAACATTAAACGTGCTTTGTATAATGATATGCTTGGTGATCCTAATAAAACACCAGCATCAGCTACAGAAGTTGCAGAACGCATGGCAGATCTGTCTAGAAGGATTGGCTCTGCCTTTGGTCGTTTGCAAGCAGAGATGGTGCAACCAATACTCCAACGCGTTGTATATATACTTAAAAAGCAGGGACGTATTGAGTTGCCCACCATTAATGGCAGAGAGATCAAGGTTCGATCTACATCTCCATTAGCACAAGCGCAAGCCAATCAAGATATATCTTCTATCTCAAGATACTTGCAGCTTGTTGGTGGCACGTTTGGCCCTGAAGTTCTCAATCTCCTAGTAAGCTCTGAAGATGTAGCTGTTCATTTAGCTAAGAAGTTTGGCGTTCCCGATACTCTTGTAAGAGATAAAGTGGATCGTGAGGCGTTAATCCAAGCGGCTCAACAAATGCAACAGCAACAACAGATGATGGCTAGTGAGAATGTCCAACAATAGAATTGGTATAGATAACTTTCCACGGAAAATACCTGAAGATAATGAAATCTCTCTTGATGTTAGGTCTTTGTTTAGAAGCCCTAGCGGAGAAAAGGTTTTGAAGTATCTGCGTTCTATTACGATAGAAGCAGTAACCGGGCCAGCTGCAAGTGATGCTGAACTACGGCATCTTGAAGGGCAGCGGTACATCGTAGGTCTTATTGAAAGACGTATTAAACATGCAGAAAAGGTAGATAAAAATGGATGAAACAGACAATGTGGAGGTAGCAGAGGCTACAGAAGCACCTGTATCCGCACGACCTGAATGGTTGCCTGAAAAGTTCGAGACACCAGAGGCTATGGCAAAGTCCTATGGTGAGCTTGAATCTTGGAAAGGCAAGCGCGAAGATGATCTTCGTAATGAAATAATTAGTCAAATGGAGCAAGAGGCATACTCAAATCGTCCTGCTACAGCTGGTGATTATGCCATGCCTGAAACAGTTGATGAAGAGATGGCTGTTGATAATGCCTTGTTTCAATGGTGGACAAATCACGCATATGAAAATGGCTACAGTCAAGATGAGTTTGAAGATGGCATCAAACAATTCAATGAAGCATTAGAAATGATGCAGCCTGATCTCGAAGCTGAAACAAAAGCATTGGGTGATAATGCAGAAGCTAGAATAGAAGCTGTAAGTTTGTGGAGCCAGAAGTTCTTCCCAGAAGAATATGAAGATGTAATTCTTGGTATAGGACAGTCTGCAAAAGGTATCGAAATGATGGAGTTTCTTATGCAGAATGTTAAAGATGCATCTGTGTCTGGTGATGCTGGTGTGTCATCACGCACAACAGAAGATGACTTGCGTACTAAGATGCAAGACCCACGTTACTGGAATCCTGTAAAGAGAGATCAAGCATTTGTTAGAGAAGTTGACGAAGGTTTTGCACAACTATATCGCTGATTGTCCAGTAGAAGGTGTGCAGATAGTCAAAGCAACTGTTGAACATGCTGGCTATCTGCAACACCGACTTAGACCATCTGATGCTAGAGAATGTCTTATTGCTGGTGTTTCAACGTGGAAAGCGTTGCACGAACCGTTGCGCGATAAGTATGGCAATACATGGACTATTTTAATTGACGGTGAGCCATGTGCAATGTTTGGCACATCGGATATGACACACCGTGAAGATCTATTGTGTGGCTGTATCTGGTTACTAGGCAGTCATTTATGTGAAGAAAAACCTGTGGCCTTCTGTAAAGCTACAAAACATATTATGGATTCATTGCTTTTGGACTACGATATATTAGAAAATTTAGTGCCTGTAGACCATGAAAGAACAATAAAATGGCTTACTTGGCTTGGGTTTTCTTTTGCAAAAAAGCCAACAATAGTAAACGGTTTTCAATGTGTGCGTTTTGTGCGTTGCAATAGTCGTTTAGATGTGGCATGGAGTTAGTATTACGGCCTGTTTAATCTGACAGCCTCGATATGAGATAACTGGATGAGGAATAAAACGGACAACCGTTGGTGTAGTGAAACTTAAATAAGGAACTGAGTAATGGCTAATACAATCGATCAAGCCTTTATTAAGCAGTTCGAGATTGACGTTCACCTTGCATATCAGCGTATGGGTTCAAAACTCCGCAACACTGTTCGCACCGCTGGTAATGTTCGTGGCAATGTTGTTCGCTTCCAGAAGATTGGTGCTGGGTCAGCTAACACAAAATCTCGTAACGGTAATGTAACCCCAATGGAACTCACACATACCAATGTTGAGGCGACCATGGAAGATTTCTATGCGCCAGAATACATTGATAAGCTGGATGAGTTGAAAACCAATATCGATGAGCGTCAAGCTGTAGCTCAATCAGCTGCTGCTGCTCTGGGTCGTAAGACTGATGAGATCCTATATACGGCAATGGATTCAGGTGCAAACTCAACTCAGATCCACGACACAGGCTCTGCTCTTGCTAAAGCAGATCTTCTTTCACTGTTTGAAACTTTTGGTACTGCAAACATTCCGGAAGATGGTCAGCGTTATCTTGCTATGCATCCAAAAGGATATGCAGATTTGTTCCTCATTGATGAGTTTGCCTCATCAGATTATGTGGGTGAACAGAACCTGCCATTCGCTGGCGGCATGACAATGAAAGAGTTCTTAGGCTTTAAGATCTTTTCAACATCAGCAATCACAGCTGGTAAGAATATGGCTTACCACTCAACTGCTGTTGGTCTTGGCATCAACTCTGATGTTCAGACAGAGATCAACTATGTGCCTGAGAAGGCTGCTCACCTTGCAACATCAATGATGTCCATGGGTGCTGTTGTTATTGATGACAACGGTGTCTATGAAGTCCTTGATAATAATTAAGAAGGAGTAAGATAATGGCTTTTTCTGCATCAGGTCTTACTCGTATGGCAGGTGGTGGTGGTCATAGCCTTTGGTTCTATGATTCAACAGATGCCATGACTGCTGTACGTGTGTCTGGTTATTTTAATAATGCTGCTAATATGCTGAATGTTGGTGATGCTATTTTTGTTTTAGATAGCGATGCTCCTACATTGAGTGTAGCTCTAGTCTTATCAAATACTGGTTCAGTAGTTGATATTTCAGATGGTACAGCAGTTA